GTTTTTACCTCTGTCTCCAACTTTGCGGCTTGAGGGCTCCGCCTGAGACGCAAAGTTTTTTTACTTCACGGCTGTTCTTTCCTGTGTCGTTCTTCGTGCCTTGTCTGTAATGTTTTGCTTACTTGTTTTCTCTGCGTCCCCCAAAGGATTCACGCTGGTGTCTGTCCCTTCCACCTTGTTTGGCATAGGCGCTCCCACTGTCCCTTGTGTCACAGCTCCTGTCAGGTCTTTTCCTGTCAGCTTGTCGATGATGCCTGCCATCTGTACGATCTGTGCCTGCATCTGTTCCATTTGCTGCATCATGGTACCGTTCTGCGCCACCTTCCGCACAATGGCGTCTTTCCCTTCAAAGTCCATCATCTCTAGACAGATCAGCGCCTGATCCACCAGTTCCGGATTAAACAGTCCCGCTCCATACAGTTCCTTTGCCAGTTCGTTCTGGGCGATTCTGGAAAATGGGCTGCTTTTCTGACTGGTAATTTTGATGTCAAAAATGGGCTTTCTGCCGCCCACCTCAACGCCCATGACCGTTTCCATGGGCTGTGGTTTGATATTGCTGTTGTCATAGGAAACAAAGGTGTCACCGCCCACACCTGTGATGCGGAATTCCCGTGGCAGGTCGTAAAACTGCCGGATCAGCTCCACCACCAGCGAAACCACTTCCACATACGCCCTGTAACTGGCTTTGATCATGTCCCTGCTGGTCTTGCTCCCCGCTTCCTGCAACGCAGCAATTGCAGACGCCGCCGTCACGCCGCTTGCGGTACTCCCCTGAGAAAAGTCCCTGTTTGCCGATGTTTCTTTCAGTTCGTCAATCTTTAATTGATACAGATTCGTTGCAATACCGCTGACTGGATTCACCTGTATGGGGATGATGTCGTTTGGATCACCTGTATAGTCCACAATGGAATTGGACAGGTCTGCAAACTGTTTGTCATTGATGCCCGCCCCCTGTTTGCGGAAATATCTTGGCTCTGCCTGCTGCTTCACGTTCTTCTCAAAGGAAATCCACATGTTGTCAATGCTGATCTGGGCGTCTTTCATGATGTCCACATACCCAAAGCCTGCCGGGCTGTCCTTTTCGGGGAAAAGCACATCAAACACAAAGGGATATTTCCCATGGTCATAAATGCCGTTCTCCATGCCTTCCTCATTCTCCGAAGCATACAGCAGATTCCCCTCGCAGAATTTGATCAAATGCAGCACCATCTTCGTGCCTGCACGCTTTTTGTAGTACCAGTCCACCACAATGGATTTTTTGGAAGTGTCAATGGCGCTGTCGTGGATATACTCCGCCGTATTCAGCGCCCCGTCGCCTCGAAACCGCAAATCAGGATATATTTCTTGCAAAATATCCGTATCCACCAGCGCAATGGTAAATACATTTCGGCTGTTCTGGATGTCCGAAATCCCTGGCTCCCAGAAGATGTTCAGCATATCCACGTCCCGGATTTCAATGTCCCCCAGCCCATTTTCCTTTTCCGCGTTCCAGAACACACCGAAAACCCCGGTACCGTTCTTCAGCTTATCCCACCATTCGTCGTTGTAGGTCTGTTCAAATCCGTTCTGTTCCATGACCACCGGCACGATTTTTGACAGTTGCTCAGCATCCTGTTTGTCCCTCTCCTCCCGTGGCAAAAGGTTCGCCTGTGGGTAGTTGTCCATGGCGTCTGCGTGTTTGTTGGCTAAGGAATTAAACAGCCATGCGGACGCTGTCTGTGGTCCATTGTCCTTTCTGCGGATCTGCTCCCAGTGCCGCATCTTGTACCACTGCTCGTTGGCGATAACACGCTTTTCCAGTGCGGTCTTTCCGTTTTTGTATTCCTGTAAAATGCTTTCGCCTTCTCTGACTTTGCTCTGTTCGATCATGTTCTCCCTCCTCAAATCCGGTAAAATTCGTACTTGTCGCTGTTTCTTTCCTCTGCGTAAAGGTCCAGAGGATCTTCCGGCGGCAGAAACCGCTCTATCTGACGTGGCTTTGCGATGGGCTTTGACATGAAAACATATCTGCACTCATCGTAAATATGGTCCTCACCGTTTGTATCAATGTCCTCCACCCTGCTTTCGTCATAAACAAGGTTTGGTATCGTTCTGATAAAATGTTTGCATGTCTTGAAGCAGTAAAACATGGCTTTTCCTTCCCGATCAAAAGCCAGCCGGTAATGAAACTGCATCTTCCCTGCCAGTCTGGTGTTGTCCCCTTTCTCCCAAAGCACATAATATGGGTGCTGCTCCATCATGCCTGCCACGCTTTCCCCTCGGCTCTTGTCAAAGATAGAAGGGTCAGCGATGCCATATATCTCCCTGTCTTTCAATAACGGATGTGTACGCTCCATTTCCCTGATGTTTGCCGCAATTTCCTGTGGTGTGATCTTGATGCCCTCGTTTGGTGTCCCCGTACAGCCGTAATACTCCGCAATGCGATACATGACGCCTTTTTCATCCACGGCATACCACCCAACGGAAAAGGGCTTCGCATACCCGAAGTCAAACCCTCGTACCACCTGCCAGTGACTTGGAATCTCAAATGGATTGATGACATGGGAAAATCTCCGGCTTTCATATCCATCCGGGTCGTCCCGCCATTCCTTGAAAACCTGCCCATTGAAACTGTCCCAATCTCCATATAATAACGCCCGCTTCTCGCTTTCCGGCAGCATCGCCAATGATGCCAGGTATTCCGGGTTGTTTCGTAAAAGTTCCTGATTGTCAAATACCGATGATGGAATAAATATTCGGTTCCGCTTCATTTCCAACTGCTTTCCGTCCGGTGTTTCAATGTTGTATTTCTCCCAGATGGTCGTCTTTGGCGGTGCAGCCGTAATAAACCTTGATTTCACCCATCCATGACCTACCCCGCCGGGGTTCCCTGTTGCCCGCATATAAACTCTGGTTCCCGGTCCTGACGGTCTGTTTCTGGAAAATAGATAGGAATATTCGTCGTAAGTAAAATGTGTCAGTTCGTCAAATCCGATGAAATCGAAATGTTTCCCCTGATACTTGGTCTTATCCTTGGTATATTGCATGGAACCGAAATAGATCTTCGCTCCTTTTGGAAACTTCCACACATGCTCGCTTCCGTTGAATCTTGCGCCCGGAAACGCTTGTGGATATAATTCCTCACTTCTGTCTATGAGTTCTGTCATCTGCGGAAATGTCTTTCTCATGATCAACGCTCTGTAATTTGGCAAATGCACCTGCCGCAATGCCTCCATCAAAAGGGAATCGCTTTTCCCTCCTCCGGCAGCTCCACCGTAAAATGCCTCATACTCCCCCCGCTGCAAAAACTCAATCTGTTTCGGCTGTGGCGTCCAAATGGTCCGCATCTTCCACCACCTCCAATACCTCCGGCAGGAAGATCACGCCGCCTGTGACCTTTTCCGCCTCTTTGATGGATTTTCTCCATTCCTTGTGTTTTTCCAGCAGCACTTTTTCCCGGATGGTTGGCAGTCCGTAAACGTCCCGCATGACATCCGCAATGTTTTTCAGTGCCACCGTCAATTCCTTGATCATTTTCACATCGCTTTCCGTCAGCGTTTTACTTTTTCCATGCTGCTCTTTCAGTTGTTCCACATCTCGGCTGATGATGTCCGCCAGCTCCTCCGCTACTCCCTTCAGCTTTTCCAGTCTGGCAGCTTCTTTTTTCATGATTTTTTGTCTTGCCTTTTGTGCGGTCTCAGCGCAGAATTCTTTCTTCTTCCGGCTCCACTCGCCTTTTCGGCTCCTGTCCTTGATGGTTCGTAGTGGTATCTCGTATTTTTCGCTTAATTTTTGCAGGCTTATCTTGCCTGTAACGTATTCATTTTCTATGGCAGTCCAATCCCTCGCCTGCATACCAAAACCCCTCCTTTGCCCCGTTTTTTCCATTTTGACATAACCTTGCACCATTTTCCCCCATGCCCAGAGCATAAAAAAAGACACCAGACTTCTGCCTGGTGCCTTTTTCGTAAAATACAGGGAATAAGAAAAAACGTACATCCTGATTGTATCATATCTGTTTTTTCCTGTCCCCCACCCCTCATGCCTCTTTCACAGTAATCTGGATCACATGCTTTTCCGGGTCTGCATTGTACTCGATTTCTTTTCCTTCCAGCATCTTCACCATGCCTTCTGTTTCCAGTTCCAGTCCTCCCATCTTTACCACTGCACATTCCAGGATCGTCCGCAGCAGGTCCGCTTCCGCCTTCATGGCTTCCCGCTCACGCCCTCTGATCATTTCCAACTTTCCGTATGCTTCTTTCAGATATGCGCCGGATCTCTGGAGCCCTCTCACCTGTGCTTCCAGCCGCTTCACTTTCTGTTCCGCTTTTTTCAGTTTTTCCGATGTTGTCATTCTTCTTCTCCTCCGTAAATGTCGTTTAAATAGTCTGCGTAAGGGCAGTTCATGTCTGGGAAATTCGCACAATGCTTCCGCATATACTTTGATTTTTCCACACTTGTCCGAAAAACCTGTGCATAAAATCCACTGCCGATGTTGCTTTCACAAAATATGGTTGTTTGATTCTCCCGCACAAAATACGGGCATTTCACTATGATGCATCCGTTCGGCACATCTCACCACCTCACTCCAGCATCCTGATTTTTGTTTCAATCCCCATCTTTTTGTTTTCTTCCATCATATCCTCCCAGTAGACCAGCTGATCCATCAAACACTCTACTTTCTCGTTGAATCTGTTCACATATCTTGCCGCTCGCTCTTTGCCGAAACCAAATTCATCATGGAGGGTATGTACCGCAAGACAAGTTATGGTATCAATGACGTTGTTCTTGATCTCCTGCGTGGCTCCTTCAATTTCTTTCATTGCCAGGGAAGTTTTGATCCCTGTGATATTCCGAAACCGGATCTCCTTTTCCAGTGCTTCCAACCCGCCTTCTCTGACGATCTTTAACGCCAGATACAGCCCGTCCTCTCTCCCGGCGTCATACGCATTTTTCTTCATGGTCTTTGTCCCCTTTCACAC